AAGGGCCCAATAATGGTGGAGTATGGGATACCTACGAAGAAGCGGAACTCGCCTGTCTTAAAAAACTAATCGAACTTTCAACCAAGACGGCATAACCATGGACCTAATCTCACGAACCATACTCGGATATACCGCAGAGGTTGTCGGAGTCAGCCCGGACGACATCTTGAGCGAAGTCAAGACCCAAGAACTGGTCCTTGCTCGAAGCATTTTCGCAGACATCGCCTACTCGGAATACCTGTACACCTACTGCCAAATCGGGCGTATCATCAAGAGGAACCACGCAACGGTCATGCACAACCTCGAAATCCTTGCCAAAAACATGAGAGCAAGGCCCGACATCAAGTTCCTTCGTACACAGGTTCTCAACAGGACGAGAGATTTTTTGCAACATTAACGAGAACCCCCTCCATCTTTGCGTTAGTGAACGCAGAGGCTACCATCCTTGACCTTTATCGAAGCGGAGAAATCCGCAAGGCTTGCCTCACCATTACGGGGGGCAATCCGCTTTGGAAGGACCTCGAACAAGAGGTCGTCCTGATTTTGCTGGAGAAGGACCCCGACAAGATTACCAAGATGCAGGTGCAGGGATACCTGCGGTTCTACATCGTTCGGCTGATCATGAACCTGTACCGGGGCAATAACAACCAGTTCGCCAAGAAGTACCGACATCACGACGAGCGAGTCGAGGTGGACCCCGAAACCCAAGAACTAAGCAAGGACTACGACTCCCTGCTTGACGACCTTTGGGCCATTGCCCAGCAAGAGATGGACTCTTGGGCCAAGGACGGAGCGTTCCCGTACGACAAGGAACTGCTGAACCTGCTCATGCAGACAGGCAACATGAAGGCCATGAGCCGGGAAACGGGCATCCCGTACAGGTCAATAATCTACTCCATCGAGCAGGCCAAGGCTAAAATCAAAACCGCAATCGAGTCCAATGGATATACTGGTTTTTCCAATCCTGATTAGTGCCTTAGCGACCCTTGCGGTCGTGGAGTTCCGGGTCCTGCCGGGATGGTTCTACGCTTTGCCCTTTGCCAAGCGGAAGCCGTTTTCGTGCATGACCTGCTTCGGGTTTTGGCTTGGCTTTGCCCTGACCCTGCCGACCTGCCAATGGTACTTGGCCCCTATCCTTGGCCTTGCATCCTCCGCCACCGCAATAATTATCCGGGAATGGACCTTCAAATGACCAACGACCAGTTCATCGTTGCCCAAAAGCATCGCAAGTACTGGGACCAGTACATCGCTTCGCTGACGATGCGACTGCCACCCGATGCGGTTGGAGAACTGCAAGCCATCCTCACGGCTCATGGACGACCGCCTACGAATTGGTGGTGTGCGGACTGCGTAAAATCGGCTCTCCAATACATTTACCTACAAGCGGACTTGTTCCTCGAAGCCAACCAAAACACCATAAACCACTCCCTGAATGCCCCTGCCAATCCCGAACAATAACGAGTCAAGAGAAGGCTTTATCGGTCGCTGCATGAGCAATAACCAAACCAACACGGAGTTCCCCGATACGGCTCAACGGCTTGCGGTTTGCGGCTCAACGTGGGAGAATCACAAGAGGCAGCAGTTCGAGTCGTACTCCGACTACGGCCAAGAGATTCGGGCAAATGCAAAGAGGGGGATTGAACTCAACGAACGCAACGGGAACAAGTGCGCCACCCAAACGGGCAAGGTCAGGGCAGCCACTTTGTCCAAGGGCGAACCCATCTCGGTTGAAACCATCAAGCGGATGCACTCCTACCTATCCCGTGCCGAAACCTACTACGACAACGCTGACGACACCTCGGACTGCGGTTACATCTCATACCTCCTGTGGGGCGGCAAGTCGGCTCTCTCATGGAGCAGGAACAAACTTCGGGAACTTGGCGAACTCGAAGGCTAAAGACGAAGACGAAGCCCAAGTGCAGGCTCGGATGGACTCGCTCATGATGGTCATTACGACCCTGTGCGACTGCATCGGAGCGGTGGATGATTCTAACTCACCGAATGCATTTGCCGTGAAGATGAAGATAGTGGACAAGATTGACGAACTGATAGACAAAATCGAATACTAATGGCAGGCCGACCCCCGATTTGGAATACCCCCGAAGAACTATGGGCTGCGTTTGAGCAGTACCGAGCCGAGAACAAGGCCAACCCTTACCGGGTGCAGGACTATGTCGGCAAGGATGGGGTCATGGTTTACCGGGACAAAGAGCGTCCGATTACCTTTCGTGGCTTTGAAGGATGGCTTGCAGAGAACGGGGCTTGCTATGACCTTTCGGATTACAGGAAGGGGACTACGGACTTTCACAAGACATTCTCCCCAATCATTACACGCATAAGGCTGACCTGCGATAAGGATATGCTGGAGGGTTCAAGTGCTGGTGTTTACTCGGCCAACATCGCCTCTCGTCTGCTTGGCTTGGTTGACAAGCAGGAGAACACGGTCCACATCGAGCAACCCCTGTTTGGGGATGGACTTTAAGTACACGACCGCTATCAGCCGAATCCGCAGGATGACGGCCCGGAAGAAGGTCATCCAAGGCGGAACAAGTGCGGGGAAAACCCTCGCCATCCTTGCGGTCTTAATAGACATCGCAGCCAAGAACAAGACCGAGATTTCGGTGGTTTCCGAATCCATCCCCCACCTACGGAGGGGAGCAATCAAAGACTTTGCGAAGGTCATGCAATGGACGGGCCGATGGGTCGCAGACCGATGGAACAAGACCCTGCTCACCTATCACTTCGCCAACGGTTCAATCATCGAGTTCTTTTCGGCTGATTCCGAGGCAAGGCTCCGAGGGGCAAGGAGACAGGTCGTCTACATCAACGAGGCGAACAACATCGACTTTGAGTCCTACTACCAGTTGGCTATCAGAACCAGCGAGGCCATCTACATCGACTTCAACCCGACGCATGAGTTTTGGGCGCATACCGAGGTCTTGCGAGAGGACGATTCCGAACTGCTCATCCTGACCTATCAGGACAACGAGGCTTTGCCCGATACCATCAAGAGGGACATCGAACTAAACCGCACCAAAGCCGAAACGTCAGCCTATTGGGCGAACTGGTGGAAGGTGTACGGCCTTGGTCAGGTTGGGACGCTTCAGGGTGCTATCTACGAGGACTTCGAGGTCGTTGAGGGTATCGATGTCAGCCGTGCGAAATTCGTCGCCCTTGGGCTTGACTGGGGCTTTAGCAACGACCCAACCGCACTCGTAGCCATCTACCGCCAAGGGGACTGCCTGCTCATCCAAGAACTGCTCTACTCCACGGGCCTCACGAACCAAGACATCGCAGACAAGTTGCGGTCGCTGGGCATCACAAGGGCTTGGGAGATCGTGGCGGATTCAGCAGAACCCAAGAGCATCGAGGAAATCTATCGACTCGGATTCAACATCAAGCCAGCAGAGAAAGGTCCCGATTCGGTCAGGAACGGGATAGACATCCTGAAACGCTTTAAGTTGCAGGTAACCAAGGATAGCACAAACCTGATTAAAGAACTGCGGTCCTACACTTGGGCAACCGACAAGGAAGGGAAGAACACGGGGGTCCCGATTGACTCCTTCAACCACGCCTGCGATGCGATGCGGTATGTGGCTCTTAACAAGTTACGAGTCAGTAACTCGGGGAAGTACGTTGTTGTTTAACTTTGAGGCATGAACACCGAACGCATCATCGACCTGCTAATTGAAATTGGGAAGACGCTTGCAGCCGTTTTCTTCATCCTCACCCTTCTAACCCTCCTTTGGACCTTATGAAAGTCGTCCACTACTACCACGTTTATTGCGGAGGGAATTGGCAGTTAATCCTGAATCAGCACATGATGGCGGTCTGCAACTACGGCCTCATCAACGTCTTGGACGAAATCCGTGTCGGCATCGTCGGTCCACCCGAACAACGCAAAGCGGTCAAGGAGGTGCTGGAAGGGTCCATGGTGGCCGAGAAGGTCAAAGTCGTGGTTACCCGGACCAACGCTTGGGAGCAGGCGACGCTGACCGAAATGTACCGGGCCTCGCAGGAAGAGGAAGCCGTGTACCTCTACGCCCACACCAAGGGGGCAAGCGACCCGTCCCTCATCAACCAACTTTGGAATCGCAGCATGACCTTCTTCAACGTCGTGGCTTGGGAACGCTGCCTGCAACTGCTGGAAGGCGTAGATGCAGTCGGCTGCCATTGGATTACCAAGGAGCAGTTCCCTCACATGGCGGACCACAACAACCCCGATGGCTACCCCTATTTTGGTGGAACCTATTGGTGGGCCAAGTCGTCCCACATCAAAGAACTGGGTGAGCCGGAACGCAAGCAGAGGTGGCAGGCAGAGCATTGGATTGGCAAGAAGCCCGACACCAAGGTTCACGACACCAACCCCGGATGGCCGGGTCCCGAAAAGTTTGTAATCACATTTTAGCATGAAGGTCCCCATCCTCATTACCAACTTTAATCTCTACACTTGGCCGAAAGCAATGGTCAAGGAACTGCAACGGATGAAGGAATGCGGTCCCATCATTATCATTGACAACGGTTCAACTTACGGCCCTACCTTGGAGTGGTACGAATCGCTCAAAGGTAACGAGGACGTTTCGGTAGTTCGTACCGGGCAGAACTTGGGACATCTTGTGGCATGGAGGCTTGGGGTTGACAAAAGACTTAGGAATGACTTTGGCTACCCCGATTACATCGTAACCGACCCCGACCTCGACCTTTCGGGATGCCCTGACGACACCATCGTACGGATGCGTGAACTTTGGTACGATTCGCCTTCCTACCCCTACATCTACCGGGACGAAGAAGCCAAGGACTTCAATGGGGTGCAGTTCAACGTCAAGGACAAGATTGGCCTCGGCATTCGTGTTGACGACATTCCCGAAAACGCCCTATTCTTCCAACCAGCTGAACATCGCTACCACAAGCAGCCGACCTATGGCAACCTTCGCTTGGCTCCAGTTGATACGACCTTCGCCTTCTACCATGCCGACACCTATCAGGTCTGCATTAGCGGTGCGAGGACGATGACCCCCTATGAGGTGAGGCATCTGCCCTACTACATCACGCCCGTTGAGATGAACTCGGATTGGGAGTTCCGGCAATACCTTGACAAAGCAAACCACTCCAGCACGGCCAAGAAGATAGCCGATGGACTTCAAATCGGATAATATGCCCTACTCACACCCGTTCCACAAGGACTTCATTGCCAACCATATCCGCTCGGTTCTAACTGAATCCGACCGGGTGCTTGACATTGGATGCGGTTGCGGAACTTACGCCCTGCTGCTTCCCGAAATCAAGATGGACGGCATCGAGATTCATGAACCGTATGTCAGCCGATTCGGTTTGCAGGACCTTTACCAAACCCTGCATATTGGGGATATTCGTGAGTTCGATTTTTCGGCCTACACCTACCTGATTATGGGCGATGTTTTTGAGCATTTAACCTTTAACGAGGCGAGGGACCTGCTTACCCGAATGAATGGCAAGAGGGTCATGATTGCCGTGCCTTATATGTACAGGCAGGGCGAATGGGAAGGGAATGTGTACGAAACGCATTGGCAACCCGACCTGACCCCCGAAGTGATGGCGTTGAGATACCCCGAACTGAAATTGCTCGTTGGGGATGCGGTGTACGGCTACTACATAAACTACTGACCTATGAAACTCCAAGACCTCACCATCGACCAGTTCCAACGCATCGGAGCCATTGAGTTCAGCAGCGTGCTGGGAGATTACGACAAGCGCGCAGGAGTCGTCGCAATCGTTGAGGGGGTGGATATATCGTTCGTGAGAGAAATGCCCGCCAAGAGCGTCCTAAAGCGTTACAAGGCTATTATCAGCGAGTGGAACGCATTGCCTGCGTTGGGCTACAAGCGAAAGTTCAAAGCCGGGGGCAAGTGGTGGATCCCGACGGTGTTCACGGATGAACTCACCGCTGGGCAGTTGATAGAGTTAATGGACGCAAACACGACGGACGAGAAGCAGTTGTTGCAGAACCTCCACCGCATCATGGCTACTCTATGCAGGGAGGGCGGTCTATTCGGATTCTTCCCCAAGAAGTACGACGGGGCTGCCCATGCCGAGCGAGCCGAGTTGATGAAGAAACACGCCAAGGTGGGCGATGTTTGGGGCGTTGTCAGTTTTTTTTTGCTAAGTTCCGAATCCTACTTGAAAGTTTTGAGCGACTATTCCAAGCACCTGATGACGAAGGCCGAGGGGTTGACGTAAGCCCTCTTGCAGGGTACGGTTGGCTGATGGTGGTGTGGAGGATGGCAAACAAGGACGTTCTCAAGTTTGATGCCATCTTTGCGATGAAGGCGGTGGAGTTCTTGAACTACGCCCTGCTGATTCACGACATCTTGGAAGCCGAACGGATGGAGGCGGAAAGAGCAAGAAGAAAGTAGTATATTTGCATCAGTCAGGTGGCGTTATGGTAGACGCTAAAACTGAAGGCGGATAAGTGATTTAAGAAGCATTATAAAAAAGCAGGTCAAATCACATACAGGTTCGATTCCTGTCCTGACTACGAGGTGGGTTGGAGGTGACTTCCCGCAAAGCCTAAGTATGGAACCTTCATTTATAGTCAGGTGGCGCAACGGTTAGCGCAAGATGCTTATACCATCGAGGTTACAGGTTCGATTCCTGTCTTGACTACACATTCCAGCACGGGGGACATTTACCCACATGGAAACAACCATCCTCGCCAATGGCAAGCCCGTAGGGAAGTTCGGCAGCGGTTCGACGAAGGGCATCGACCAAACCGCTTTAGAGGGGATTGGTTCAGTCGTCGGACCGAAAGGTGGAGGCAAGTCGCCAACCCATGATGTGCTGGTCAAGTGGATTGAACGGGTCATTGAACTTGCGAAGAAGAACCTCGAAACAGCCAACGCAAACGCAGGGGGAACGCTATCGGCATCCATTGCCCCCGAAGACATCGAACTATCCGCAAAGCAAATCGTGGTGGCTATCATGGCTAACCCCTATTGGAAGTATGTTGACCAAGGGGTTCACGGAAGGTCATCGAGTTACATATCCGCAAGGGACTCAAAGTTTAGGTACGAAAACAAGATTCCACCGCCCCAAGCAATAGCGGACTGGATTGCAAATAAGGAGATTGCAGTAACCCCAACCTACTCACGCAAACTCAAGCGGATGCGGACGAAGCAGGAGCAGGGTTTAGTCCTTGGAAGGACAATGGCCTTTGCTATCCGTGAGCGAGGTGTCGAGGGAACCAAGTTCATGAGCAACGCCCTATCCCCCGAAATGATAGACGTTTTGGTGAACACCATCGCTGAAACCCTTGGCAAATCCATAAGCGTAGCAACCAAATTATAAAATGGCAGTAACCGTCCTTTCCGGGTCGCCTCTCGTGGCTACACCCGTTTACAACAAGATGCTTTTCAAGGTCAGCGGTTCGCTGATTGCACAACCCAATTACCGCTACGTCTGCGATGTCAAGAACCCAGCAGGGACGACCCTTGCCCGGCTCAAGTGCGACAAGTTGCCGACAACCAGTTACGGCTTCTTTGACGTTGCCAAGGTCGTTGAAACGCTGATTGCACCGACTAAGCCATCGCTGACCCAAACGGGCTTCGTGGATCATGCCGGGTATTATTCGGGGTACAGGTTGGACTTCATGGAGGAATACGGGAACACTCCTGCCGTGCAGACGGGGACCGTTACCACCGTAAGCGGGGTCATGGCATTTGCGGGGAACTTGGAGCAGTTGGAGTTCCAGTCCTACAATTCTGCAACCCGATTCCCTTCGGGTACGCTTTTGGGTAGTTTGGCTTTGACCACTCCGACCCGATTCGTGTGGCACTCCAATACCGAAGCGAGGTGGCTCGTTCAAGGGAAGGGAACCACGACGGCCAACTTTGACAAAGCCCTCATTCGCTACTACACGGCAGGGGGTACGTTGGTCCGAGAGTACACGGTCAACAACGGCCAACCAGCGG